GTTCGTCGGGAGCCTAGGCCCACCTAGGACTGTTATGCCAATTTTTAAAAAGGGTGAAACTAAAGCCCAAATAAGTACCGAAGGGGTTAGCGCTGGTAAAGCAGCTGCAGCTGGTTCGGGCTATTACTCGAATATGACTGGGCCTAACATGGTGGGCCAGTATTACACGTATATTGAAGGAACTGCCCGTAACGCAGCTATGTCCGTTCCAACTATTGCCCGTGGCCGTGACCTTATGGCGTCAGTAGTTGCCAGTACCCCGCTATGTATGTATCGGGAAATTTGGGACGAAACTGAAGCCGAAATGGAAGAAGAAAAAATAGCGCCACGTTCTTGGTTACGCCAACCTGACCCGTCTATACCGTACGCCACACTTATGGCCTGGACGTTGGACGACTTGTTCTTTTATGGCCGTGCGTTTTGGTTCATTACGTCACGCACACAAGACGGGTTCCCAGCCACGTTTACACGGCTACCGGCTGGTGGAATAACAACACAAGACCAGGCTGGGCCAGTGTGGTTCGCTCCGTCTAACGAAGTCTATTTCCAGGGTGGAATGATGGACCCTAAAGACCTGGTGCAGTTCATTAGCCCAGTACAGGGCATTGTTTACGCTAGTACAAACGTCATAAACACAGCACTAAAATTAGAAGCCAGCCGTTACCGTAACGCCGAGTCGTCAATGCCGTCGGGCGTATTGCGTCAGACTGGTGGCGAACCGTTAAGCGCACAAGAACTGGCCGACTTATCTGCAGCTTTTAACGCAGCCCGTCGAGATAATCAGACGGCAGCCCTTAACGAATACTTGGAATATATTGAAACTAAAGCACTACCCGACAACATGCTGATGATTGAAAGCGCCAACTACCAGGCCCTGGAACTGTGCAGAACAGCAGGAATCCCCCCCTATTTGGCTGGTGTAAACATTGGTTCATACTCCTACCAAAACGCACGAAGCGCCCGTGAAGACCTTTATATTTTCGGCGCTCGACTGTTTATGGAATGTATTGCACAAACTTTAAGCATGAACAACGTACTGCCCCGTGGCACTTATGTCCGTTTTGAAATTGAAAAGTACCTGGCGGGAATGGTTGACGACGAAGCGATAAACGACATTGGAGACCAAACACAACAGCCCGACATGAGTAACGACACGATGGAAGAAAACACACAAGAGGAAATGGCCTAATGGAACTTAAACTTGCACAAGGGTTCGCTGTAGAAGTAGAAGCAGCTGCAGGGGACAAACCCCGCCGAACTATTACAGGTATAGCCGTACCGTACAACGTGCCCGCTACCGTCTCGGACGGTACTGAAGTCATGTTCACGGCAGGGGCGCTACCTGTTGACGGGAAAGCCCCAAAACTGTTTATGTACCACGACTCGACCCAGCCTGTAGGCCTGGTTACGGGCCGTACCGACAGCCCCGACGGCATGCTGTTTACTGCGTCAGTTGTAGAAACCCAAGCAGGGGACGAAGCCCTAACCTTGGCTAAGGCTGGCGTCCTGGACTCGGTATCGGTAGGCGTAAACGCTAAAGACTTTTACCGTAACGACGACGGGGTGCTAGTTATCACAGCAGCCGACTGGGTGGAATTGTCACTTGTCCCAGTTCCAGCGTTCAGTGGTGCTAGCATTACCGAAGTAGCTGCAGCCCAGGGGGACGCAGAAACACTTCCCGACGAAGAACCTGAACTTACAGAATCCGTCGAGGAGCAAACAATGTCAGAAGAAATCGCAGTAGAAGCAGCTGGCCCCGAGCAGGTAATCCCTACCGTATTTGCACAGCCCAAGCGTGAGTTTAAACTCCCATCGGCTGGCGAATATATGGCTGCATACCATGCTGGTGGCGACACGTTTAAGAACATTAACGCAGCCGTACAGGAGTACCGTCTTAGCCAGCGCACAGCCTTCCAAGCAGCTGCTGGTGACGTTCTCACGACTGACACCCCTGGCCTTTTGCCAGTTCCAGTACTTGGACCTTTGGTGCAGGACATTAACTTTTTGCGTCCAGTTATTAACGCAGTGGGTGCACGTGCTTTCCCCGACGGTGGTGCACAGAAAACTTTTGTCCGTCCGACTATCACCACACACACAAGTGTGGGCACACAGTCAACCGAACTGAGCGCAGTATCGGCCACCACAATGGTTATTGCTAGCAACAGCGTCAGCAAGACCACCCTGGCTGGACAAGTTACCTTGTCAGCACAGGACATCGACTTTACGAACCCAGCTGCTATGCAGTTGATTCTTAACGACCTTATGGGCGAGTACATGATTGCCAGCGACAACTTGGCAGCTGACAATTTGCTCACTGCAGCTACTTCGTCAGGCGTATGGGACGGCACACTTGCCGACCTTCTCACCAGCGTTTACGACGCAGCCAGCGACATTTCCAGCAACCGTAACTGGATGCCTACCCACATGTTCGTATCCGTTGACGTATGGGCACAACTTGGAAAACTTGCCGACACCACAGGACGTCCAGTGTTCCCATTCATCGCTAACGGTCTTTCAGGCCAAAACGCTTTGGGTTCACAGAACGCCATTTCTTGGAACGGCAACCCACTCGGCCTGGAACTTGTCGTGGACAGCAACTTCGCAGCTAAGACCATGATTATTACCCGAGTTGGCCAGGGTGCTGGCGACGCCTACGAGTTCTACGAACAGCAACGTGGCCTTATGTCCGTTGAAGTACCGGCAACACTCGGGCGCACAATGTCATTCCACGGCTACGTATCCACGTTCGCAGCTATCGGTGGGATGATTCGCAAAATCACCCAGGCTTAGTCGGAAAGCCGAGGTTCGGCTATGGCTACACAAACAACTAGCGTCACGTTCCAATATCGTGTAGACAACTATGCGGTATTGGAATTGTTACAGGACATTGACCTAGAAATAGGGCAGACCATTACCGTCTCGGGCTGTGACTCGACCCTGAACGGTACACAAACAGTTAGGGCCCTACCCCAATACTTGTATGTGGGTACAGATTCCGAAGGGGACTTGCTGTATGACTACAACGTACCCATAGCCAACCAGGTCCTGTTTTACGACGTAGGGGACGACATTATCCGTACGGCCGTCGTGCCGGTGGGTGCAGTGACCTACACACAAACTTGTACCTGGATAACTGACCAGCAAATAGAAGACTGGTTAGGGTTCACTTCAGTGTCAGCAGCCGACGCAGCTTTCCTAGTGCAGTGTGCGTCAGCAGCTAACGCTTTCTGTTTCCGTCGTCGCCAAGAATCAGGGTACGTAGACTCGTTAACTACCAGCCCGTCGGGTGACGTCACCCTGGGCACGATTATGTATGGCGGGGCCCTGTTTCGTCAGCGTTCCAGCATTAACGAGTTCGCTAGTTTCTCCGAGATGGGCACAGCCACCCCTACAGGGCTTTCTGCCATTATGAAACAGTTACTTGGCATACCGAGACCAGCTGCAGCGTAATGGCGTACACAGACCTGTTTAACGAAGGTATAGACGACCTGGCTAGCGCCCTGGTTACTGCCACAGCGTTAAAAGTTGTTACGGACCCCAGGAATATCCAGCCCCCGTGCGTGTTTATTGACGCCCCCGACATTGAAGCGCACAACTGGAACATAGCCAAAATGACTTTTCCAGTACGGATTATCGGTATGGGCCCTGCCAACTTGGACGCTATGCGGGTAATTCTTCAAATGACTGCAGCTGTATTAAACGGCAAGGTAGGGCTAACTGCAGCCAGGCCTTCAGCATTGTCTCTAGGTGGGGTCGAGTACGCAGCCTATGACCTAACTATCGCTATAGAGGTACAAACACAATGAACTACGAAATAGTAAGCCCACGCCTAGGGAACCCTGGCGACCTGTTCACCCCTAAACCTGGCGTCAACGTGGCAACACTTGTTGCTAACGGGTTTATAAAAGAATCCCCACAAAAACCTAAAAACCGTGGCAAAATAGAAACTAAACCAAAGGAGTAAGCCGTGGCTACCACAACCCTGCTATCTAACCCAGTTGTAACCGTAAACAGTGTCGACTTGTCGGACCAGTGCCGGTCGGCGTCTTTGACTGTGCACTATGACGAACTTGAGTCAACGGCTTTCGGAACTTCGTCTAGGTCATACGTGGCAGGCCTTGGGGACCATACGCTTGAACTGGAACTGTATATGTCGTACGCAGCCAGCGAAACTTACGCCACCCTGAAAGACCTTGTAGGCACACAAACTACGGTTATTGTGAAGCCAGCCGTAGGTGCAGATAGTGCCACGAATCCAGGACTGACCCTAACGGGTACTTTCCTATCCGAACTTCCGCATATGTTCACCCTGGGCGAATTGTCCGTAATTACGATTACGTTCCGTGGTGGAGTGTACACAGCCGACATTACCTGAGTTTTAACCGTG